GAAAAGTACGTAATAGAATAACCATTATATGCTGCCTGGTTATATAAAATGAGAAAAATATGAATAAATTAAAAGTTGGTCGGTTTTATGTGGATATTTATCGAGTTAACATATATCTATTACCTTGGTGCGAGAATATTTCATTAAGTAAGTGGATAAAAAATCAGTTTGGTTTTGATTATCATTGTGATAATTCTTACGCTGGTAGAACCACGGAAATAATTACAAAAGACCGGCCGACTGATTATGTAATATCTATAGATAATTGGAAATGGACAAATCTATATATGGGTTGTTTGTCTCATGAATGTTTGCATATTGCTATGTTTATATTAGAACAAAGGAAAGTGCTGTTTGATGGGGCAAATTCAGAACAACTAACTTATCTACAAGAATTTCTTTTGAGGAAATGTCTTGATATAATTAAGGAAAAGGATTTTAAAGAAGTAAAAATATAGGAGAAATGATATGTGGTATTTAAAACAATTACTTCCATTAACTTATTGGACAATGTATGGTAAGGATAACAAACGGTATTTCTGTATTTGGAGAATGTGGTTTGGTAAATGTTTTTCAATCTCGGAGTTTGTAATAGGTTAATTTATGCCAAACGTTCAGACACTTATTCGTAATGATTTACTTAGAAACGATATCGATCTTATGAGGTTTTCGGAAAGCCTTTCCCGTGATATTAATAGATTATTGACAGATACTCAAAATGAACTTATTAAAGAACTGTCTGTTAACAATCCGGCTAATATCAAAATGACGAAGTGGCGTACAGAGCGATTAACCAAACTCCAGCGGAAAATAGATCAGATAGTAGCTACCGGTACTCGAAAGATGAATAGTGTTACTAATAGTAACTTAAAAAAATTGGCGAGAACCCAACAAATACACACCGTAAGCAATTTAAACAGGGCAGTTGGTGTAGATATATTCAATGTAAACTTTTCCAACGAAATGCTGGCGAGTATAGTGAATAATACTATGATTGAAGGTGGTCTGGTAAAAGATTGGTATGAAGATAAGATTTCCAAAGACGTTGCTTTCCGTACGGGTAATGTAATGAGGGAAGTCACCCGGCTGAATCAGATAGGACTTTTGAAGGGTGAATCCGTCGGTGAGATGGTACGTAGGATAAGAGGAACGACCACCCAACCGGGCGTAATGGATATTACACGTAAGCAAGTTAAAGCATTAGTTAGAACATCTACAATGACCGTCGCTAATGAAACCCGACAATCAATATATAATGCTAATAAAGATTTATTAAATGGTTATCAAGCATTAGCAACATTGGATAAGCGAACTACTCCAATATGTAGAGCTTTAGATGGTAAAGAATTTACATTAGATTTTGAACCAATAGGACATAGTCAATCTATTAATGGTCCACCGCCTTGGCACTGGCAATGTCGTAGTACAATGTTACCAATTGTAAAAAGTTATTCAGAATTAGCAGGTAAGGATTCCAAGTTAAGTAAAACACAAATAAATAAATTAGAAAAATTAAATCCATTACAAAGAGCCTCTATGGGAGGAGAAGTTTCGGCTGCTATGAATTATAATCAATGGTTATTAACACAACTTGAAAGTGTGCAAATAGATGTATTAGGTAAAACACGTTGGGGGTTATGGAAACAAAATAAGTTGACTATGACAGATTTGGTACATCAGAATGGTAGACCATTAACAGTAAAAGAACTACAAACCAAATGGAATAAACCAAAAGAATAAATAAATTTTTCAACTTGTCTTTAGTTATTTATTTTTAATTTCCTTATATTAAACTTGATTATTGAAGTAAAAAAGAGGAAGATAAGCAAATGAACCGGAGGTTTTATGCTAAAATTGATTATTGATACATTGGACGGACTTTCAGAGGAAGTCCAGAAATTGTATGTTAAGAAAGAAGACGAAAAGTTTCACCTGGATGTAGATAATCCGTTCAAGACTCAGGTTGCTGAATTTAGAACAAACAATATTGCTTTGTTAAAAGATAAGGAAAAACTTACTGCTGATTTGTTGAAATTTAAGGACATTGATCCTTCTAAAGCAAAGGATGCTTTAGAAAAATTACAACTAATTGCGGACAAAGAACTTATCGGAAAAGGGAAAATAGAAGAACTATTGACTCAACGTACTGAACGGATGAAGCAGAATTATGATAATCAGATTGCAGCGATGAATACGTCTAAGGATGAACTTACTATTAATATTAAAGGATTGAAAGAAAAATTGTCTGTGGTTACAATCGACAATGCTATTCAGATGGCAGTGTCTGAGGATGCTGTTCCTGTCAAAGGGGCAATGTCTGATATAATTTCACGAGGTCGCTCCGTATTTTCCTTAGATGATAAGGGAGGAGTTGTTGCTCTTGATGATAAGGGAGGGATTCGATATTCTAAAGATGGATCAAATTCATTATCAATCAAAGAATGGGCACAAAACCTTTCTACTGATGCTCCATTTCTATTTGAACCAAGTGATGGAGTAGGATCAAAAGGTGGAGCTGGCGCTGGCGGAGCTGGCGGGAAGAAAATCGTAAGTAAAAGTGATCCCAAAGCAATGTCTGCTAATATAAAAGAGATTGCTGATGGTACAGTAAGTGTTCAATAAGAGAAGGTTCTTTTTCATTTTGAATTAGCCTATACGGTGTGTGGGTCATCTGTTTCCGGTGGAGACAAATAAAAAACATTTGTTAACATTAACTTGAAAGGAAATTAAAATGGCTGCCAACGTATTAACAGAAGTAATCCCAAAAATATTAGCACAGGGTCTTTTAGCACTTCGTGAGAATGCTATAATGGCTCAGCTGGTTAATAGTGATTATGAAATAGATGCAAAGCAAAAAGGTGATACGGTCAATGTGCCTATCCCTTCTGCTATTGCAGTTCAAAGTGTATCCAATTCTTATATACCTCCTGATGATGCCGGTTTTACACCGACGTCAGTCGCTCTTCAATTAAATACCTGGGAAGAAGCTCCTTTCTTTATGTCCGATAAAGATATAGTGGAAGCAATGGATGGTACTATTCCCATGCAGGCGAGTGAAGCAATAAAAGCGTTGGGGAATAAGGTAGATGCAGATATATTGGCTCTTTATGATACAGTATATGGATTTTCTGGCTCTCCAGGAGTTACACCATTTGCTACATCAGTAAAAGAAGCTACAGAATCACGTAAGGTTTTAAATAATCAATTATGTTCTTTAACCGATCGTAGATTTGTGATTGATCCAGACGCCGAAGCCAATGCTTTGGGTTTGAGGGCTTTCCAGGATTTTAATTTTACAGGCAGTTTTGATGATATCAAAGCCGGTAAATTATCTCCTAAACTGGGATTTAATTGGTTTATGGATCAAAATATTCCCAGCCATACCCGTGGGGCTGCGAATGCTGCTTATGTAGTTAATGGAGTAAATGCTCTTGGTGTTACTACTTTAGTAACAAAAACAGGTGCGGGTTTAGGTTCTAAGGGTGATATTTTTACTATTGCTGGCGACTCCCAAACTTATGTTTTAACAGCAGATATGGCACTTGTTACCGCTATGGCAATTTCTCCAGGATTGAAAGTAGCTACAAGCGGAGATGAAGCAATTACTTTCAAGGGAGTTATAGCATCTGTTTATCCTCAAAACTTAGCATTTCATAGAGATGCTTTTGCTTTTGCCTCTCGTCCATTAGTAGATCAAGTTGAGGGATTGGGTAGTATTATGCAATCAATGACTGATCCAATTAGTGGTATTTCCCTAAGATTTTCAGTTAGTAGGCAATATTATCGTACACGATATGCTTATGATATTTTGTATGGTTGTGTATTAGTTCGTCCACAACTTGCTTGCAGACTTTGGGGCTAAAAACAAATTAAGAGATTTCTTTTTAAATTAAGAAACTCTTAAATAATGAAAGGGAAATATCATGGAACATAAACATTATCCAGTAGGAAATGAAATATTAGATCAGGATAATTTGATTACAGCTCCAGTACTTGCTGATATTATTGAATTGATTCGTAGTAATAATTTAGATAAATCTATATCAGTTACTAACCTTTTTAAGCAAGCTGGTATTGCTAAAGGTCTGGATTTGGAATTATTAGCAAGTGGGGCAATTGATCCCAGTCTTTATACTTGGGTTAAATTGGATCATAGTTCTGTAAAAATTGAAGCTACTATTGCTGCTCCGGTTGCTGGTAAGTTTTTGATTATATCACAAATAGATTCTGGCACAGCAGCACATACAGTAACTTTGACTGCTGGTACTTGGGATGGTACTTTAACTATTGCTACTTTTAACGCTTTAGGGGAAACCTTAATTCTTTTTGGTGTTACAGCCACCCGATATGTTATTGTAGAAAATGTTGGGGCTGTGGGGCTTAGTTAGGACTAAATTATGAAATTACCAACAATTAAAATTAATCGTGATGGTCTTCCAGTAGTTATTAATAAATCCGAATTCTGTCAGGGAATTGATATACTTTGGGAAGAATCAAAACTTGAGGAGATTGTTTCTAAGGAAGAAAAGAGTAAAAACCAACCGGATATACAAGCAGGCTCTGTAAATAGTGAGGGCAGTGTTAAAAGTACACAGGAAAGCCAAAGTACAGCAGTACCTATTATCAGAAAGCGTTCGACTTCAGCACGTCAAAAAAAAGAATAGGAGGTTTTCATGGCTTATGTAAAGGAATTAGGGCATGATCCTGGTGCCTCTTATGAAATGACATCTTCTGATACTGCGCAGGGATTAGCAGTAGATAAATTAATAGTAAACAGAATAGAAATGAAATCTGCCGAAATTATTGTTGAAGATGCTCCTATTCGTGTTGCTGGTGGATCTGCTACACCGGTTGCAGCAGGTGGTTTAGGGAAGCGAGTAGAAATAGGTGGAAAAGTTACCCTGCAAAGTCCTTCTGATTGTTCTGGCTTTCGATTTATTTCTGAAGAAGCAGGGAATCATGGAACATTGCAAATTGACCAAAAATATTAAAGGAGGCTACAAATGATTATAACTAATCCTGCTGCTCCTTTAATTTTAATGGATCGACCGCCAGCAATAACTGATGGCGGTTATTTAGAAGGTACAATCTGGGTTGATCGTGTTAATCTAAATACTTATGTATGTTTTGACCCAACTTTAGGAGCTGCTATATGGAGACAGGTTGGTTATAGAACTACTATAATCAGTGTAACCGCTCAAATTGCAGCAGAGACGGCTTTTAGTACAACTGCTAATGGAACAGGTTATACTAAATCTGGCGATGATGGTTATTTATTAGAAACCGCTGCTTTATTTAATGTAGCCAGGGATATCCAAATATATTTGAATGGAGTTTTACAACGAAAAGCTTCTGGGTCAACTTGGCTTAGTTCAACATCGTTTAAAATTTATACCATTGTTGATAATGGTGATGAAATAATTATTTTAAGTTAGGAGTAAATTATGATTAATACAAGGCAAGTAAATGTAAAGAGGGATGATGCCAGTTCTAATTATACCACTTTATATGATTACTTAAAACGTAAAAAAGTAGTACGAATACCTTTTCTGGAAGCACAGAAAGTTACTATTGGTTCTGTTCAGCATATAATAATTTCGACTACTCATTTAAGTGGGATGATATTAGCAGTTTTGGACGCTGATCCTCCAACATCGATAGCAAATGGTGGTGTATGTGCTGCTGAATTGGTGGGCGCAATTGATGTTGCTGCAGTAACTCATCATAAAGATAATCTTGGCAATATCCTTAATTTGGTAACTATTAGGGATGCTACCACACACGATGAGTTGGTAACACCAGATGGACGTACTATTTTTGCTTTAATTCAGAGTACAAATGGAGTAGCTGATGGCTCTGCTGTTGGTGCTCCTGCATCAGAAAATACCCAATTATCTTTTGTTTATATTGCGGATGACAGTACTGTTACGCTTATAACTGCCGGATGGATAGCTACTGATGTTGAATTCCATACCAATAAATTATATATGGAATTAAGGATTCCGTTAATTTATATGGAAGGTGGACAACTTGATCCGTTGGTTATTGAACCAGCTATTATGGAACCAGATGTACGGAAATTTGTAGTGACTACGGCTTTTGCTGATGGTGAAGTCATAACATTATCGTCAGGAGGCGGAACTGGTAGTGGACTTTCTACTCCGACTGGTGATACCGTAGTGGTAGATGCTACAGCGGCTTTGTTTAATGCTAATAATCTAAATAGGATTCGGCTTAACGGTGTTCAATTAATACGTGGTGTTGAAGTTGAGTGGGAAAGTACTCTTACAATATCTATTAATTTGATAATGGATATTGGAGACGTACTCGAAGTCGAAGTGCCTAATTTGTAATTGAAAAATTGGAAGGGGGATTAATTTCTCCCTTCCTTAAAATCTATGGATGGAAAATCCTATTTGACAAAGAGAGGTCAATATGATTAATATGCGTCAAGTTAGTTGGTTAAATGATTTTTGGTTAAAAGCTAAAAACTTTGCTGGCTCTTATGTAAATGTAATTAAATTGAATGTTGATGATAAAATTGAATTAGGACAAATAGTTCATCAACCACAAATTAATGAAGCTGTTGCTTTAACTCCGACTTCTACCCAATTAAATAAAGCGGTTAGTTTAAGTGAAGTGGAACATACTAATGCTTTATTTGTAGCGAAAAATGGTAATGATAGTTATGACGGGAAACGAGTTGATGAAGCGAAATTAACTATTCAAGCGGCAGTAACTGCAGCAAGTTCTGGGGATACTGTATTTGTCTTTCCCGGTGATTACAATGAAACAATTACATTAAAGAACGGGGTAAATATAGTTGCCCTTGATCCGAATAAGACAAGAATTTTACAGCAAGTAACTGATAATAATGTGGTATGTGTTTGCTATTTGAAAATAACAATAGCCTCGGCTTCTGGAAATGGTATTAATGTTCAACATGCCAGTTCTATTATTACTCACGAAGGAAATATTGGTTCATCTGTAGCAATAGCGATTCTACTTACCGATGGTACTTTGGTTGTTAATAATGGTTTAGTAACGTGTACTCTTAATACTAATGTAGGGCATGGTATTTCTGTAGCGTGTAATAATTTAACATTACATAATACTATGATAGTTTGTACTCATGCAGATGCTAAATCTATTTATGCTGCCGGTGCTCAAAACGCTTATTGTATGAATGTATGGGCTAATAGAAATGATGATGCTAATATTACACAAAAAATTAACGGTTTTAATATTGATTCTGACGTTCAATAAAGAAGGGATTATAAAATGAAAAAACTATTATTAATATTTCTGATTTTAAGTGGATTGATTTTTGGTCAATTTATTGATGATGATTTCTATATTCCAGGTAGAGCGGAGGTTATTAGTACAGTAGCAACTGATTATTTGAAAATGAGTAATGAAACAACTGTTATTTCGTCTATTGGAACCGATTCTACGGCATATTATAGTTTTGATGACGGTTCAAATGTTCATATAGCAGCATTAATAGACGACAACGCAACGGAAAGTACCGAGTATCTTGCCAGTACTCAAGATGTAATCAACGCAGGAGTGGGCACGAGCCTGCGGCTTGATGGGGTGGATGATTATGTAAATCTTGACCTTTTGGCAGCAGAATTGGTAAGTACAAGCAATACAAAAGGAACTATTGTTTGGAAGGGTAAGATACATGATTTTATAGCATCACCAACTAAAGCTTTATGGAGTTTTGGAGATGCGAATGCAAATACAATTATTAATGCAATGATAACAACTACTAATTATAAATTAAGATTTGAATGTGTATCTGCGACAGTAGAAAAGTGGCGTTTTATAACTAATAATACTTACAGTGAAGATACAGAATATGTTATTATATTTGTTCAAAATGGGATAGAACCCGTATTATATATCAATGGAATATTAGAACCAATTACTTTTAGTGTAACAACTGACAAGACAGTATGGTACAATTCTATAACTGGAATAGATAACGGTAGAATTGGTTGTGCTAATTATGATAATGCTGGTAATGTTTTTTTCGGTAAATACTCTATAGACTATTTCAATGCATGGAACTACGCCTGGACTTCGGCAGAGGTACAGGACTTCTATCAGAGTGGCGCAGTGCCCTATAAGTATCAGGGTGCGAGCCAGACGGAGTTGATAACAAAT